ATGTTAACCCTCCTTACTAGGTATGTCTCCGTTGGGGTTATAAACACGCTGATACACTGGCTGGCATTTGCTACAGGACATTACTTGCTAAATCTTGATCAAATGATTTCCAATCTGCTTGCTTTTATTATAGCAGTTAGTTTCAGCTTTTTTGCAAATGCAAAATGGACTTTCAAAAGCTCAGCAGGCCTGGCTCAATACATTATTTTTACCGCTTTTATGGGAATTATGGCATTAGTGGTTGGTTATACTGCAGACAAGATCCGGTTAGCGCCTTTGTTAACGCTGATTGTGTTTTCATCCCTGAGCATGATATTTGGTTTTCTCTTTAGCAATTTTATAGTTTTCAGGAGGAAAATATGAAAGTTTCTCTTATTGTACCTGTTTATAATGAGGAGGATACAATACCGATTTTTTATAAAACGGTAAAGGGCTATGATATTTTGAAAAATTATGATATAGAAATAATTTTCATTAATGATGGGAGTAATGATAATACCGAAAATATTATATTAGCATTATCAGTAGCGGACCCTGGTGTTAAAATGATTAGCTTCACTCGTAACTTTGGCAAAGAAGCAGCCCTCTTTGCCGGACTCGAATTTTCAAGCGGCGATGCTATAATCCCTATGGATGTGGATCTACAGGATCCTATTGAAGTTATTCCACTAATGCTGGAGAAATGGCAGTCAGGGGCTGATGTTGTGCTGGCAAAGCGTATTGACAGAAGCAGCGACACGGCTTTAAAGAAAAAAACTGCCAGCTGGTTTTATAAATTACATAATGCTATTAGCCACTCTAAGATTGTTGAAAATGTAGGTGATTTCAGATTAATGAATAAATTTACTGTTGACAATATTCTCAGGCTTCCTGAAAGAAACCTGTTTATGAAAGGCGTACTTAGCTGGGTTGGCGGTAAAACTGAAATTGTTGAATACAGTCGTGCAGAAAGAGTAGCCGGCACAACCAAATTCAATGGCTGGAAGCTGTGGAATTTGGCACTTGAAGGCATTACCTCCTTTTCTACTTTCCCGCTCAGGATCTGGACTTATATAGGCCTGTTTGTCGCATTTTTCTCCTTTGCCTATGGCGGCTGGATGATTATCGATAAAATTATCTGGGGAAATAATGTTCCGGGTTACCCTTCCATCATCGTGTCTATCCTTTTCCTGGGCGGCGTACAGCTGATTGGCATCGGTGTTCTGGGCGAGTATATAGGTCGTATTTACCTTGAATCTAAACGTCGCCCAAGATATCTGGTCAAAGAGACCAAAAATACGGAGCTGAAAAATGACCATTAAGCGCAGCACACTGCTTTTTTCCGCTGCACTTTTTTTTAGTGCCGTATTTATTATTATCTCCCGATCTTCATTGAATACTTATGGTAGCGCGACGCCTCCTCTGACAGAGACCAGTCTGAGTCCGATTTATTACAAAATAGAATACTGTAAAGCTACGCCGCGATTTTTCCTTGTCGCAGGCTGGGCCGGGCTAACGGATGGTGGGCGTGATGTTATCACCAACATTTATCTTATCGATCAAAACAATCAGTTTCATAAAATAAGGAAAACGACAACTGAACGAAATGATATCGTAAGAAAATTTCACAAAAATGCTGCTTTTAAAAAGTCTGGCTTTGTGGCCTCCGTTGCCGTGCACGAAGCCCGCTTAATGACAGGCAAATTTGCTATTGAATTAATTCATCAGGGGAAAAGCAGTGTTATCTATCATGAATGTAAATAAAAAATCGCTGATACCCCTTCTTGCCTGGGGAGCAGCTTTTTTATTGCTTTTCTGCATCTTTCTGTCAGTCAAACTGGGATCCAATGGCGATGATAAAATGTTTGCTCATATTTTAGACGGGCAAAGATTGTCCCCTTTGTTGCAACAGCGCTATCTTGAATGGAGCGGGCGCCTTACCATAGAAGCATTATTAATAAAAACAATTAATATCATCTGGTTCTGGAAGCTGGCTATTATTGGTTCGATTATGCTGCTTTCATACTGTGCGTGGAAAGTGTTCTTCGCCGATACGGTAAAAGCGGCTTATGCTGTTCCAGGTGGTATTGCTCTATTTATGATAATCACGCCCAGCGTCAATATGGATGCCGCATGGTGGGTAACGGGGTTTTATAATTATTTGCTTCCCGTAGCGCTGGCAAGCTGGTCGCTTTTTATTTTAAAAAACTCGGAAACAGCCTCACCAATGGCAAAAACAGCGGCGCTTTTAACGCTACTGCTTAGCTGCTTTAGTGAACAGGTCGCCCTGGCTTTGTTAATTGCCGCTATTGCTCTATTTTGCCATAAAGAGCAGAAAAGACGCTATGATATTCTATTTATAGTCGTAGCTATCGTTTTTATCACGATTTTGCTGACAGCGCCCGGCAATGCGTTAAGATACTTTTTTGAGATAAAAAACTCTTTCCCTGAATTTGCCGATTACAACTTTATCGATAAATTAACGCTGGGCGTAGATCGTCTGAACCACCATGTCAGCGATCCAGACAATCTGCTTATCAACGCACTGTTCGTCATGGCCTTAGCTAACACGTTAAGACAAAAAAACCTGACCGGTTCAGATTTTGCAGCCGTTGGCTTTATTATTTTGAAGCTGGTCGGCTTTCTTCTGGCGCATTTTCAACACGGAGTACGCGACTTTATTTACAACGAAGATTTCATTAGCGCGCAGTCCTGGTTCGGCTTTAAGATATACAGTTCCTTTTTCTTTACGCTGGCTGCCCTGTTCTCACTTTTGTTACTTTCTTATCGTCATATTTATAACACAAACATGGCGCTTTTCGCTTTGATTTCATTGCTGACGGGCTGCGCGACCGTGATGATGATAGGGTTCTCGCCGACTGTTTATGCCTCGGCTCAAAGAGTCCTGTTTGTCTTTGAAGTATGCTCGCTGGCCACGCTTTGCGTCTATATCAGAACGGTTTTTCTGAAAAAATAGAGAAATGCGTTCGTTTCAGCCCGGTCTGAAACGAACGCAACTGACTTTGGAAGCAGGATTTGATTTCTTTTAAAACGGATAGCTAAAGAATTGGCTCATGGGCATGTCTGCCTTTTTAAAGATACAATCAAAATAAATATCGTAACCTATAACATTCAACAATATAGAGTCTGGCTGCACAGACCAACTTTCAGGCAGAATTACTGTTAACGTATTGTTATTAGATATGAGGTGTGCAATTGGGGTACTTTAGGTTTATTCTGGCCGTTGTCGTCTGCTGTAACCATCTTTCCAGCATCGGTGGACTTGGAAGGTATGCGGTGTTCTCATTTTATATCCTTAGCGGGTTTTAATGACCGCCATCCTTAATGAGAGGTACGGACGGCTTAACGCCCGGAGGCATAGCAAAATATGCCATGAACAGAATATTAAGGATCTACCCCACCTACCTGATTGTTTTTTTCATCGCCATCAGCGCTATGTTTTTGCTCGGTACAGAAAACATTAGTGCTTTCGATGTCAATCTGGACATTCCTTCCGACATTAGGCTATGGGCAAAAAATATCACCCTCATAGGTATGGACTTTTTTGTTCAGCAGAGAAGCGTTCCGCCAGCATGGACTTTATTTATTGAGCTAAGCTATTACATCTTTATCCCCTTCGTGCTGATTTCTGGTCGCCGTGCGGTCTGGATTTGGTTCCTGGCCTCGGTTACCTGGCATGGCTATATTATCGCTGTATCCCGTCAGCCTTATTTTGACTGGAACGCCAGATACGGCTCAGTACTGGCGGGCTCGCTGGGCTTTTCAGTCGGTTGTTTGCTGTCACTTTATCAGCATAAGATCAGGATCCCTGTCACTCTGGGCGCTTTTGCTATTTTGCAGCTTGCTTTGCTTCATGGCGCAGGGATGATTAGCTATTTTTTTCGCCTTAACGATGTTTTTGCCGTGCTGTTATCTGTTTATTTTTATTATCTGAATATGTTATTGAGTGCAGTCATCGTTATTTTCCTTTTCAAAATCAAAGAAGGTAAATTTTCAAAAGCTATCGGCAACTACTCTTACCCGCTTTACCTTGTCCATCTTCCTTGTGGTTTTATTGTCTATAAATTATCAGGAATGGTCGTGCATTCATGGAGTCTTTTTTTATCCAGCATGGTGCTGTCGCTTTTAGTTTGCTATTTGTTAGTACAGCTTGAAGAACGGATAAATAAAATCAGAAGAAGAATAAAAACAGTTTAAAGCGGTATACTAGTCGAGCCGGGAGGCCCCGGCTAATGCTACCGTGATGCTGCGGCTATTACCTTTCGCGTTGTACGGCCGGTAACGGCATGATGCCGGGGGTCTGCATGGCAACGAAATGTTGGTGCCGGAATACTTTGTACAAATGCTTGTTCATCTGCCGCTTCTGAACGCTTTGGATATGGTTTACCATGTAAAACACGCGTTTGACATGAAAGACGACCCTACTCTCCCTGAAAATCACTCGACTGACGCACTTTATGGTAGATACTGACTAATCTTAAATCGACGTAGCAGGCCAAAGAAGTTGAAACAAATGCTTCGAATCAGGAAGTTAACAAACAGAAGTGGACAGAGATAAACAGTGAAAAACGAAAGCAATCAACCTACGTTCCTTTCCACGACTACGAAACGCGACCTTTCAAGCCGCGCCAGTATTGACCTCGCCGGACATAAACCCTAATTATGTACACACTTATGTACATAATTAGTAATTAATATGGCAACCGCTCATCCCACACCTTCATCACCTGCAGAACCACGACGCCACGGATCAGCATGTCGTCCAGCATCGTTCCCTCCAGGGCGTTCCCGTCCGGCGTGATTATCGCGCGACCCATCATCTTGCCGACCCCCTGCTCCCCGAACAGCTCGTAGCAAACCTCGTCGCCTGGCTGTGGCTTCAGCGACGAGTCCACGACGTAGCTCAGGTTACCGCGCTTAACGAGGAACGTCGCGGATGGATGCCGGATGAATAGGTTGTTCAAATCGATACGCGACTCAACGTAGTCTTGCGCCGGGGATGGGAAGCCCATAATGCAACTCCTGTTACTGTTTTTATATACAGTAGTTCAGGCCTGGGCAGCATGGCAACTAGATTTAAGGTCAGTGATATGATTAAATAAAAATATTAGTTATATGTTATTAATTGGCAATTAAATGAACAAAAATGATAATAACCAATGGTTAGATATATGTAGAGCACTTGCTATCTTAATGGTATTGCTTTCGCATGGTAGAGGGTACTTGATTCCCATATGGGAACCTTTTAATGGCTTTAAATTTGGCGGCTTTTTAGGTGTTGAGCTTTTTTTTGCGCTTTCAGGTTTTTTGATTGGAAAGATAATAATAAGAAAATCAATAAGTGATAATGGATTATCATGGATATCTCCTTTTTGGTTTAGGCGATGGGCGCGAACATACCCAATATATTTAATTTTTCTCCTGATAAATATTTTATTATTATACTGGGTTAGGCCCGCTCCTAATACTGATGAATATCTATACTTAACATTTACCCAAGCGCTAGCATCCCCACACCCGACTTTCTTTGGGGAGGCATGGAGCCTTGCTATAGAAGAGTTATTCTACTTTATGACTCCTTTGCTTTACGCGGTTTTATTTTATTTCTTCAAAAGCACAAAAAAAAGTCTATTCTTTTGCCTGTTGATAATGATGATAGCTCCTACTCTTTATCGAATTTATCTTACAAACACATCAAGCCTGTCACTAAATGAAATAAGAACCATATCCTTAGCAAGGCTTGACTCCATTATGTATGGTGTTTTTTTTGCTTGGGCGCTCTACTTTTTCCCTAGTCGTAAGGATGCGATAATATCTTTCTCAAAGAAAGTAGCAATTTTATTTCCAATATTGGCTTACATTACCCATCTGCCAGATGATACCATAAATAACATTTGTATCATGAATGTTTTTTTATTTAATGCATCTGGCATAGTATGTGCTTCAGTAATTGTCTGTGGGTTAGATTTAAAAATTCATAGGGTTTTAAATAAAATCACAAACATTGTTGCAAGGTGCTCATATATAGCATATCTGGTAAACCTTCCAGTGCTATATTTTATGCATAACTATGTACCAACCCAAACCACAAAATTTCAAGGGATGATCTGGTGGGTAGTATACCTATCCTCTACGTTGATGATATCTATTTTCATACATAAATCATTAGAAAAAAGAATCCTAATGATTAGGGATAGGATATCACCACGCTAAGTTTTTATTGATTATTTTCTTTCGGCGGGGCGAACGCCCCTTTCTGATATGTATAGCCTATATCCACAAAAACACCATTATCTATCCTTGCGACGATGCTATTATCTGGAGGGTTCCATTTTGATTCCCCATCCCAAACAATAATATTCTCAACCACTCCGTAATTATTAATTAATGCATAATTATCCATTATGTATACTCCCAAACAATAATAATTCCAGCAGAACCATCACCACCTTTTGTCGCTGGCGATCCACCGCACGCTACACCGCCAGCTCCTCCCGCTCCATAACCAATTCCTGATGCCCCATAAAAATAACTCCCTCCTACAGTGGCTCCTGCGTTATTACCACCTTGTCCATATTCACTAATTGCTCCGCTACCGCCTAAGGCTGTTGTTGCATTAAATGTTTGTCCAACACCGCCAGGGTTTCCTTTTTTACTATAAAGTGGCGAGCCTGAAAAAACGGAACCACCCTGACCGTTACTATAAAAGTAGGCTGATGACTGCGCGCCACCAAGTGCGCCAGGGCTTGCTCCTCCAGCGGAAAGAAGCGAGCCAAATGATGTTGCACCGCCACTGCCCCCTGCTGCCCCAATATTTCCCACTCCTCCAGAGCCAATGGTAACGTTAATGCCATTGAATCCAGAGGTAAAATAGCCTACAGCAAGCCCGCCGCCACCGCCGCCACCTCCCGCCGAAGCTGAGCCTTGGCTGACGGCTGTTGTGCCACCTCCTGCAGCTCCACCGCCCATAGCGTAAACCAGAACGGCGTTAGTTCCTGCTCTTGAGTTGTATGTACCACTGGCATTGAGGACAACCGGCGCACCATTAAGCCTTCCGGATCCGAATAATTTTTTGAGAGATGTTAAAAGCTGATTATTTTTGGCTTTATCAAGCACTATTCCGGAAGACTCAATTAAAGTGGCTATTTCTTCTTGCACAGAGTCAAAAAAGTCTGCGTCGAGTGCCGTAGGTAGCTCTCCAGTCTGTGGGTTTCCGCCAGTAAAACCATTTTTACCCGCGCCAAATTTATCCACCTGCGCGGTAGATGTATCAATACGATGCATATTTACTCCGGATATCTGAAAATAACGTAGGTATGAGAAGGCGCGAGTTTTTCGAGCACGCATTCAGCGACCGTGTCACCCCATGTGCGCAGGCTGTCAGTGCAGTTGCTGATTGCGTTCATATCATTTATCTGCGTTGAAGAAGGCATATTAACCTGCCAGTAATAACGCCAGTCGTCGTTATAGAGTGAGTCAGTACAACTGGCAAAGCAGGTGAACTGGCTATTGTTGTAACGGGTGATAGTCACATTTGAATAGCCCAGCGCTTCAAGCTGCTTAAGATAAAACGCCTCGTTAATACCACCTGGCAAATTAAGCTTTGCATCCAGGCGCTGCCGCCGCTGCTGAATGGTCTGTACACCTGCAGGGGCGCAACTATCGGGAAGGCAGCTGATCTCCTCGTACCGATCAATCAGTTCTGTCACTGAGCGCGGATCGGCTTCCAGCATCAGCGCGTCACCACGCTCGTGCACCACTGAAAACGATGGTGCAATGCCTGTTAGCAGCGGGTCGTCTGCATCCCATGCCGGGCCACGTGGCAATAACGCCCCCAACATCTGCCGGTACTGCGCCGTTAAGTCCACGATATATCCCCCACCACGCCAACCTCGCCTTTCGCGATAGCAATATCTGTTGCCGGGCTTACCAGCACATGGCTGTATTCACCGGTTGCAATGCTGATTGCTTCGCTGATCCGTGATGGTTTGATTACGCCCTGAGGAACACCGTCACGTAGCATCATCGAGCGAAGCTCAGCCTCAACGGCATACCTGATTTCCTCACTGTCCGGGCTTAGACGTATCTCAAAATCCACCGGATGGGGAGATGGAGCGAAAACATAGATATCTGCACCCGCTACCGGCGCCAGTGGTTCTATATATGCCTGAACAGCAGCAACAGTAGCAGCATCTGGTATTGGGTTTGTCAGATCGCTGTTTGCAATCATTACGCCTACCGTCCCCCTGCCGCTCCAGTGGCGATAGGTCCAGGCCCGGGTGACACCCGCAACTTCTTTTGCCCATACCTCATAATCACCATCAGCGCCGCCCTGTGGAGTCCAGTACCAGCGCTCAATGACGCGGGCGCGCTACACTTCCAAATCCTCAATATCGGCGCCACCCTGAATGCTGTCAGCCACCGCCGCAGATGCCAGGCCGGTAACAGGGCTGGTCAGGCGCATCGCAAGGCCATCATCTGTGTTTCCTGTGCTGCCTGCTACATCACAGATAACGGGAACGCGCAGCACGCCACCAGCAGACCTCACTGCGCCGGACGTGGTAAATGAAACCAGGTCGTCACGCTGAATAGTCACGCCTGCCGGAATTTCAATGCCATTAGTCGCCACATCCCAGCGCACATAGCCGGCAGCATAAGTCGCCGCTTTTCGTGGGCATCGCTTCATATTGGCATGGCGCACCAGCCACTCCTTATCAGCCATATCAGGCAGGAGGTTTCTTGCAAGATAATCGATGTAACCATAAACCGTATATACCGCCGCTGCCTGCACGCGCCCATAGACTTCGGCATCCGTACGACGCAAGGCGGCCAGCGTGCTGTCAGCTGTCAGTCGGGTCAAAATGTCGCTTCGGATTGTGGTAATTAACTGGGGGAGTGTCGGGCGGGAAAATCCACTGTCAGCCATTAAGTTCACTCCATAAATCATCGAATGAGTAAGCGGTCCTGTTGCCATTTTTCTGGCTGATAGTGATGGACGCACTTAGCGTATTTATTCCTGTGCGTTCGGTTTTTACATCCACGCGCACTGCCACGCCATCATCAATCAGCCACTGCAACGCCTGGCTGATATATTCACGGGCCCGCAAAGGAGTTTTGTTCGTAAGTTTTTCGCGACTGAGCAGATACAGGCGTGAGCCTATGCGGTCATTCTGCACCGTCGGGAAACTGTCCCCCCACCAGCCGTTATCCTGCTGCGGGCTGTCGTCGGGATCGGCGCGGCGCCATGAAAAAAGGGAGATAATGACAGCGCGAGTCATCGCATCTGAAGGCCACGTCGCGTCACGCTGGACGCCATTTATAACAACTATCATGACGCCACCATTTTCTGTGTTGTCGCGTCGGTTGTTCCTCCGCCATCGCCGTTCTCTTTATGCGTATGCCCGTTATATGCCTGCCGCATCGCTGACATTGTTAACCCGGAAGAATCGCACTTATCTTTAATTTCTCCTGTGGCTTCAATATCCATCTCAAAGCGCGCTTTAGGTGCGTTAGTGATAGTCACCGGTTTGCCGGCACCGTTAACAACGATACCAGTACGGGTGAGGGTTACCGCCTGGCCGAGGTCGTCATATACCGCCACCTCGCCGGACTTAAGCCCCTTAATGCGATAGCGGCGGTCAGAGACGACCAGCACCACGCCGTGAGAGCGATCCCCGTCAAAATAAGCGGCCACAGCTTCAGCGCCCATCAGCGGTGCGGCAGTAAAGCCATAAGGCTCCATGTGCTCAATGTCGCTTTTCCCCTCGCCGCCCGTCATTTCAATCTGCAGCATCTGGCATTTTGTTGCTGTATTCAGGCCGCGAACAACGGCGCGGGCCAGCAGGTTAGAGATACCCCGCCCCATTGCTGATAAAGGGTTAGCCATCAGAAATCATCCTCTTCTTTTTTCTTTTTACGCTTACCAGGCTTAGTCGGCTCGGGTAGATAAGCGTCAGGCGGCCCGACACGCAGCTCGGTGATCGTGCCGTTCCCATCCTGCTGATAGGTCACTTCAGCAATAATCATCTTCCGGTTGTTGAAGCCGTTGATGGGGTCAAACACAATAACCTGTAGATTTGGGCGCCACAGCGCACCATCACCCTGACGCCAGCCCTGAACGGTGTAGGTGACCTCATCAGTACGCGCGGCACGCTGGCGCATCTCAAACTCCGCCCGCTCGCTACAGGTTGCTGTTGTCGCATTCCCGGTCTGTCGGATAAGCATGGGGCGGTACCGCTTCAGGCCACCGTCAATCGTCTTCGCTCTGATGGCGGTCGTTGTGGTTTCGCCAAAATCATCATCATTCCCTTTGCGCTGCCCGGAAACCTGATAGTCACTGAAGCGATCGCGAATACTTTTTTCGGTATCACAGGAAAGGATGTTCTCGCCCAGCACCAAAGCAGTGTGAGCCTGTTGGCTGCCAATGCCGCCGATAACCAGATTTCCCTGCTCGTTGTCATAGGCAAGTGCCTGCTGCAACCCAAGCATCTTGTTCAGCACGTCCATAACGCTTTCGCCCTGATCGGCCTGAATGCCCTGTAGCGCGCCCGCTGCACCGCCGGCATCAACGACTGAAATACTGAATGGTTTAGCCAGCTCTGCGGCCACCTGAACAAGGGAGCGCCCGGCATACTGTGATGGCGTCGCGGAGCAGTCGATGAGGTCAGCTGTCTTGCTTCTCCCCGAGATTCCCACGCTGATGCTGCGAGCGTCATACCTCACTGGTGTGGCTTCGACATAGCCGGTCAACACTTTATCGGTGCCAATCAACACCTCAACCAAATCGCTGTTTTTTATACGGCTGGTTGTGGCAGCCTGGTCGGTGTCGCCTGGCCAGCTACGGGTTATCTCTACGGTAAAATCACGGGCAATTCGCTCTATGCCTGCGGCGATCCGTACTGATGTCCATCCGCCCCACTCCTGCCCGTTCACACGCAGAATCACAGTATTATTCATCTGACCGGCACCCTTAATGTCTTGACCGGCACAAAGCCGGGATGGCGAATACCGTTTCGTGCGGTTATTTCTGATGCGCGCGCTGCGGAGTCGTACCAGTCGGCTGCCAGCACAAGCGCCGGAGTGACCTGCTGTGGCGTTCTTTCGGTAAGGCGCTCAACCTGTTCGATTCGGGCTGAAATATCCCGGTTAACGTCCGTCCTGACAGTAACAAGCGCCTGAAAAAGCGCATCGTCAGTAACGCGCTCCATTTCTTTATCGATAGCCTCGTTCAGGCTGTCCCGCACGCCTGCCAGGTCATCCCATGAAATAACAGTGGCATTATCGAGAGAGCTGGTAACGCCCGCTGATGCGGCGGCGCTGTCGATTCCGGCATCCGTCTGGATGTCACTGACTGCAGGATGTGAGACCATCACTGGCTGTTGTTGATCCTGCTGCCGCGTTACCGAACGATTTGTCATCTGCGGCAGGCTTGTAACCGTATAGGCAGCCTCGCTGATGGCGGTAGTCCTTACCGCTTGGGCAACATAGTTCCGCTGAGTTGTCTGCGACTGTGTGGTCTTGCTGTCGGTCTTCCAGACGCCACGCGGCGCCAGACCGCTATCGACCGTGACGCCTGTCAGCCCTTTTATCATTGATATGAGATCGGAGGTGTTGCTGGTCAGGCGAGTACCTGCCCGCCACATAGTTTGTAGGCGGTTAACGAAGCTCATTCCGCTTGACGGCGGGCTAAGCAACACGGACAAATCGCCCTGCATAAGGCGAGATGCGGCGCTTATGCCCGAATCAACATACTGGAAGGCATCGGTGACGGTACTGAACATACCAGCCGCCTCATCCAGTACGCCGTCCTGCAAAAAGTCAGGCAACCCATCCATACCAAAGGCGCCGAACGCCGATGAAATCGTGTCATCCAGGAAAGAAACGGAAGAAGAAAGCTTCTGGCCAGTAGCCAGCCCGGCGGTGGGAAATGACAATTCGCCAGACTCAATAAAGCTGAAGCTGATACGGCACATGCGCCCTTCACTTACTGAGTGGGACACGCGCACAGCATCATCAACCGTGACGGTCATCTCTCCATAATAGGGGTGAACCAGCGTACAACTTCCGGGTTTCTCAATGGCTTCGATCAGCCGGTTCCGCTGCTCAAAAAAGTCATTGCCTATCAGATAGGCCTGCACACTAAACCGGCGCGTGGCGCGGCCTAAATCCTCAGCCCATGGCTTGTCGCGATTAGGGTATTCATGTACCTGTACACGACGGCCAAGGGTGGCCTCGTCTTCATCAACCTTAAATGCGACGCCCCGCAGCGAGGCATCCTGCAGATTGTCTTTCCAGCTCATGGCTTTCTCCGGGCATAAAAAAACCCGCCGAAGCGAGTTGTTCTTTTATAACTTCTGTCAGTCTGGAACAACGACCTTGCATGTAATCTCTTTAACTCCAGAAGTTCCATTTTTGTTAACGCCGACTTTAACTTTTCCGTTTTTCATAACGGTAATGAAGAACTGGCCGCCTGGCATCGTCAGTCCAAAATCAAAACCAACCACTTCATCGGAAGACAGATCATCACCCTTAGTTTTTGCCCCAATCCAGTCAAGCTTGGCGTCATGGCCTTGACCATTTTTGAAAACGTAAACCCCAAGGTTATTGCTGAAATCATAGGTAGCTTTAGTTATCAGGAAGGTTCCGCTCGCTGAAGGGACCGGGCACTCAATAACGAGTTGTTCGCTTAATTGCCCATCACTATCTGCGGCTTTCTTAACTTCATTCACAAAGTTTGCAGTATAAGAATTTTCTTTCGCGTAGGCAGAGAAAACAAAAGTAGTAGCGAGCAACGTAGCCAATAATTTTTGCATGATCCATCACCAGAGATAATTGATATTTAATTTGGTTATTTTACATGCAAACACGGCTGGCGCGACTAGTTATTACCGCTAAAACGATTATAACCAACATCATAAGATAACCATGGGGTAGCGTTACCGGCTGGGCTGGCAACTCGCATTCCTGGAGGAGCATTATCAAAACTGACCTTTAGCTCCCCTGCCTGCAGCCTTCCGGTAACGGATGGTTTATCGAGTCCAACCTTTGGGTTATAGCGGCCATCAGGAATAGGGTTGTCCATGCCCAATAGCTCACGTAGCCGGGGAATGAAACCTTTATAGCCTCGTTCTCGTTCCTGTGATTGCATTTTTCTGGTCAGGAATTCCCCCTTAGACACTCCGGCAGCAGATGAGTCCTTCTCCAAATCCTGCAATTGCTTCAGCAATGAAATAGCAATGCCTATCGTAATCGTCATTGCACCCATACGCCCGATCTTGCCCAATAAACCCGATAGCGAGCCAGCGAGCGTCACAGCCTGCTGAAGAGAACCAATAGTTTTAATGGCAAACGAACCAGCCATCACCATGCCAATACCTTCAATAACAGTCTGCCATCCACCCATTTCCTGAGCGACCTTGTCTACCTCTGACCAAACCTGTTTTACAACCGGGCCAATCTGATCCCAGTTGTTGATAATCAACAGCGCGCCAGCTGCTAATGCAGTGATCGCCAGTTTAGCTGGTGAAAGGTTTATTACGGCATTAAGTATTTTAAAAGCACGGGAGTGAATCGCCACGGATAATCTAGACACTTCCGAGCCGTTGATAATACTGGTTTTCATATTCTATCGGTGACATTTGATCGCTAGAACCATGCCGACGCTTACTGTTATAAAACATTTCGATGTAATCAAAAATATCGCTGCGGGCTTCTTCCCGCGTTCCGTAGATCTTTTTCTTTATCCGTTCGCGTTTCAACAACTGGAAAAAGCTTTCTGCAACCGCATTATCATGGCAGTTACCGCGACGGCTCATGCTGCCCTCCAGGCCGTGTGATTTCAGGAACGACTGCCACTCATGGCTTGTGTACTGACTGCCCTGATCCGAATGAACCAGCACCTGTTTTTGGGGATTACGCCGCCATACAGCCATCAGCAGTGCGTTCAGGACAATGTCCTTTGTCATCCGGGATTGCATGGACCAGCCGATAATTTTGCGTGAGAACAGATCAACAACCACGGCAAGATACAGCCAGCCTTCGTGGGTCCTGATGTAGGTTATGTCCGTTACCCAACGCTCATCCGGAGCATCCGGATTGAACTGTCGCTGGAGCCTGTTGGGCGACACGATACTGGCCTCGCCTTTACGTGCCCGCGGGCTCCGGTATCCGACCTGAGCCTTTATCCCGACACGTTTCATCAGTCGCCAGACTCTGTTCACTCCGCACTGTTGCCCGCTGTCCCGCAGATCCAAATGGATCTTGCGATAACCATAGACGCATCCCGATTCCAGCCAGAACTGTTTAATCTGTCCTGTCAGTCCCAGGTCTGCCTGATGGCGTGGTGAATGCGGCTGCTGAAGCCAGGCGTAAAAACCACTGGGATGAACATCCAGCACCCGACAGAGCAGGCGAACAGGCCAGCAACAGGTGTTGTCACGGATAAAGGCGTACCTCAGTCGGACAGCTTTGCGAAGTACGCCGCGGCTTTTTTTAATATGTCCCGTTCGTCGGTAACCCGCTTCAGCTCTTTCTGGAGACGGCGGATCTCGGCCTGAGCATCTGACTGTTCTTTATTAGTGGAAGAATCCGGACCGTACTTCTTTATCCATGCGTAAAGGCTGTGGGTAGTGATATCGAGACGTGTTGCAACGCTGGAAACAGAATGGCCACGATCGACAACCTGTTTGACTGCTTCAATTTTAAACTCTTCTGGATAACGCTTACCGCTCATGGGCACCTCTCTTTCAGCCATCTTAAATGACTCTGAGGTGTCTGTTAAACCCGTGGCGATTCAAAGAGTTAGCTGATAGTGAGCACAAAACAGCAGTCAAAAACGTTATGCTGCAAGACCAGATTTATGAATTTAAGCAGCAGGTGAACGAGCTGGCGGGGGAAAATTTGGCGATGCTGCGACTTCTCACTGACATCACCGAAAATCATGAGGAATGTACGCATGATGATCAGATGTACGCGCTAATCCCACTTGAATATGTATCGGAGATAAATAGTCACGTTGCTCGTGATGTTGAAGGGGAAAACCCGTTTAAAGCAACCGACGCCATCAGCGCGCACTACTGGCCGCAGAGGCAGAGATGGATCGGCTAAAGGCACAGGTGAAAAATAGGACACAGCAAAAAGCAAAGAACGGTGTAAAAGTCGGGGACACCTACATGGCACCTGGAGGGAATCTTTTCACTGTGGCCTCACTTAACGATGTGCTGGCTACCGCAACAAACGGCGAGCGGCTTCGTTGCTGGTTTCTGAAGCACAAATGCGATAAACAGGAAGTCAGCCCACGCCCGGCAGTGCTTCCGCCGGAAAAGGGCCTGGGAGAAGAATTCAAGGCTTATGATTGGGCCAAAAGAGCGTTAGCGCGGGCGAAAGTGGAGGGGTATAACGAGTGTCGCGCCGACGCCTTGGAACTTGGCTGCCCGCCGCAGGTAGCGCCGGATTACTTTGCGGGAATTGTTACGTCAGCGGTAGAAGCGGCACAAAAAGCGATGGTTAAGTTTCCACAGCCTAATTACGTACTTTTGAAAGTGGCAGAAGAGGCTGGCGAAGTGGTTCAGGCTGGCGTTCATTACGCGGAAGGCCGGGAAACATGGGCAGCCCTGGAGGGCGAGGTTGTACAAACAATCGCAATGCTTTATCGCCTGATAACGGAAGGCGATCATGTTAACGGTGTAATCCCACCCAAAGTCGCTGGCGGGGAGATTGCAGAATGACTACAGAAGAAAAGGCGAGGCTAATTAATCTTTGCGAGTCGTCAATATTGGCTCACCAGCAATACGGTGATGAAAGTGATGAAAAAAAGGTTTATCAGATAGCCCTGACCTCCCTGACCGCAGAGCCGGTTGCTGTTCCAGAGGGATGGCGGCTTGTGCCGTTAGAGCCGACAGTAGAAATGATTAATGCAGCACAAAGCTCAACGGCATGGGACAGAGTGGATTTCTGGGAAGGATTCTATGATGACAAGGCGGCATATCAGGCCATGCTCGCCGCAGCCCCCACCCCATGATAGCCATCAACCTCGCATTCATAGCCCTGATAGCGTGGGCTGTGTGGAAAGATTGAAGCCGCCAAGCTATTATCCAAAATTGTACTAATTATTAATTTTGAGGAGATAGAGTGAGCTGGCATCATGAGGATTATATAGGCTTTATTTCAGCTGTTGGCGGCCTCGCTTCAGCGGTATTTGCTTGGCTATCAACCAGGCAAGCCAGATTAGCTACGCAGATTTCAAAGAAAACGATTGAAGAGTCGATTCGGCAAAACAATAATCTTCAGTTAAAGGATGAACTTTATCGTTTAGCTGAAAGAAGTAACACCGTAATCAATGAGGATTCTTTAGTCAGGGAAAATTATGCCAGCCTTGTTGAAATGGCGACGGCATTAACTCTTGCTCGTCAAGCCTTAGAAGAATCAACATTGGAAATAAAAGACAAAAAAGAGTTAGCTTCTTTTTTTAGAAGGCATTTGCGCCCAGGTATAGTTGGCGAAATAAAAAAGCCAAATTCTTTAATGAAAGTGCCAGATGCATTCACAAATGATATATTAAGACAGCAATATAGGGATGCACAAATATTCCTTAGCATCCACAATCCAACACACATACCTGACCCAAACATAGCAGGTAAATAGTTAATAAAACCACCAAAGCGGTGGTTTTTTTACGTCCAAATTGCCGGATCCGCCGTCGCCGGTTTGCCGCAACGGGGATTGCGGCGAGAAGTCGCAGCCAGGCACCAGCTATTGCTCACCGGAGTGCCGGGAAGATGCGGAAAGGCTGGCGCGGGCTGAACAACAAAGGAGAGTGATATGACTGAAGAAGAACTGAAGGCTTTGCTGCACTACGATGCGGAAACTGGATTTTTCACATGGAAGACGAATCGCCAAGGTACTGCGCGTGCCGGGAGAATAGCTGGGAACCTTTGCAATAATGGATATTTGACGATTCAGATAAAAGGAAAGAACTATAGGGCTCACCGCTTAGCCTTCCTTTTCATGACAGGCGAGTTTCCGACAGATATGTGTGATCACATCAACGGAATCCGTGATGATAATCGCTGGGTTAACTTACGCCAAGCTACGCGCGCAGAAAATAACCAAAACAGGTCGATTAGCTCGGCCAATACATCAGGTGTCAAAGGCGTTTGCTGGGATAAATTTGCGAGAAAATGGCAAGCGCAAATATGCATTAACAGTAAGAATGCACACCTCGGATATTTCACCACCCTCGCTGCAGCAGAGTTAGCTGTGCAAGAAGCTCGAATTAAGCTGCACGGTGAATTTTCGAATCACGGGAATTAGGTATTGAATCGGAAGAGCAATGTCACCTGTACAAGAGAATGCTATTCGGTCTGTCGCTCGCGCTTGCCGGGCTGAAATCCTCAATTCTATTGCTGACAAGCCAAAGTCAGAGCGTGACCAAATTGCGTCGCACCTTTTAGACAAATACACAAAACTAATCACCGCGCTGCCGCCAGGCAGATACCCGGCCAGACAATGGCTGGTCTACTTCGTGCGCGTGGTGGATAAGGAGATGAAAGCATGACTTTAGCGACTGGCGACAAGCTTACACCCGAAACATTCGCCGATTTTGTAAGCCGCCTTAAATACCACTGCGAGGGAGAGGGAGTCAGCGAACATTGTACTGCTGATGCGATTTTTATCGTTGAACGCAGGCGGCTGGTGAGCGGCATTGACACCGACTATACGGATCAGTTGATGATTTATTGCGACGATAATCACTGGTTCAGTATCCAGGAATACTGGGATGATCTGGACTATGAATCACGGGTTGAACTTAATAAAAAATCGCAGGACTGGTGCGATAAGCAATTCATGAAGGCCGAAGACCGGGATCGGTGGTATCTGGTCGGTGAATTGGATGACCATACCGTGACCGGCTACCAATGGGAATGGGAGTACGTTAATAGCCATTTCACCCGCGAAGCAGCAGAAGCCTTCATCGCCCGCAAAAAACATGATTACCGTGATGGTCTGCGTGTGTACGTGGACGCCAATATTTATTGCTGGGAATTCAACGCCATTAAACAGGCCCTGATAAAAGGTGACTTAATTCTCCGTCAGCACTAATCACCCTCCCCACATCATCGCAAAAAATAAACGAGGTCAATATGGCAGATACAACTCTGATCAAAGAGGATGAAGTTATGGAGAAACTCCATGTCTCATCTCGCACCACTATGTGGAAATACTGCAAATTACACAATTTTCCGCAGCCAGTCCGTACACGCCCAAAAGCTTACCTGCGCTCAGCGTTTGAGGACTGGCTTATCAACGGCGGTGTTAACCAGAAAGCTTCTTGA